GCGCGACGCCGACCAGGGCGGGAAGCATCGCTGCCGCGGTGGCGGCCTTGGAACCGTACTTGCGGGCCACGCCCAGGGTCTTTTCGATCATGTGATTTCCTTCGTTGTAGAGGTGCGGGATTGCACCCGGAGGCCCTGCGCGCAGGGCTACCGGCTGAAATCAGGGCATGTAGTCCGCTTCGGTGCCGAGGCGGTCCAGGTCGATCAACTGCGGCAGGTCTTCGGGCTCGCACCAGTCCTGCACGAGCTCGTGTGCAGAGTCCACATCGAAGACCACGCCGCCACCGGCTTCGCGCAGGCTCGGCACCCATTCCGGAGTGCCGTCATCGAGCGATGGGCACAGGAAGCGGCCGGTGGCCTGGGACTGGATCAGGAGCCGCATTTAGGCGGGCGCGGGGACGCGCTTGATCGGCTTGATGGAGACGAGCGCGAGACGGCTACCGTCGTCACGTGCGGCTTCGAGCTCGAACACGGCTTCGGCCTGGACGGGGAAGGCGTTACCCAGGTGCGCCCACTTGTCGAACTCGCCGGCATCGCCGATCTTGAAAGGGCGCGTGACGCGGCCCAGGGAACGGCCGGCGCCGTTTTCCTTGAGGTCCACTTCGCAGTGGAAGGTGGTCGACGAGAAGGCTTTGCCTTCGAAGGTTCCCTTGGATTCCTTGATGCCGTGGACGATGACGTTGGAAGTGAATTGCATGGTGGTCTTTCGGGCCTGGGTGGCGGGTTATGCGGTGACGTGGCCGGCGTCAGCACCCGTGGAAATTCGGTTCATAGCGGAGCGGTAGGCGCGTTCGATTTCGGCTTCGGAAAAGCGTTGCAGGCGGCCGGGCCGCTTCTGGTTCTCGACCAGTTCGAGGAACGCGTCTTCGCCGAGGAACTGGAAGCAGAGCGCCAAGGTGGGCGCGGCGACGTCCATCGCATACCGGATGTTTCGGACGGCTTCGGCTTCCACCGTTTCGATGGCGAGGCGCGGCGTGGTGGGCACTTTCTCGGGCGCGTGGATGGCGTCGGCCTCGCGCAGCAACTGAGCGTGCCATTCGCTGGCGCCTGCGAAGAAATCGGCGGGGCGTCGGAGCATGTCAGTCTGCAGCTCGCGCAGCTTGTTGCCGTAGCGCAGCTCTGCGCGGACCCATGGCGAGTCGTCCTTCTTGCCGAAGAGCTGGTGGCCTTTTTCGTAGACGTTCGTCTGCTTCCCGGCTTCCTTGGAGCCCAGGTAGACGGAGCGTTCGCGGCCGTTCTCCCAGTCGCCCACGATGTTGATGGCGAGCTTTTTCCCGGCGGAATTGCAGAGGCCCTCACGGTAGTCAGAGCGGACGCGATCCATGCCACCCGCGAGGCCGTCGAAGAAGTCGAGAGCGAGGTCGCACCGCGTCATGGTTGCGCCCGTGTAGTCCATAAGGTTCGCGAGATCGAGATTCCAGCCGGGCCGCGCGAAGGTGCAGGCGCTGCCGTACAGGTTGACGTGGATGCTCTTCGCCTGGCCCTTCTGGCGCGGGCTGTCGCCGGCTGCGAGGTACCCGACCCAGCCCACTTCGACCTCATTGCGAACGATGCTCCAGCGGAAGCGGTAGAAGTCGTGACCCTTGCGCACTTCGGGGTAGACGGTGAACTCGGGGCCGAGCGTTTCGCACACCTGTTCGCCCAGCTCTTTTGCCTGCACCGAGGCGCCGAAATCGGCGTCTGGCAGATCGCGCAAGAGCTTGCGCATGCGCTGCAGCTTGTCGGCCGCCTGATCCAGTTGGTGGGCTGACAGCGGTTCGAATTCCTGCGACGGGAACAGGTCATCGAGCTTCGGCAACGGAGCGTTGCGCAGCAACACGGTGAAGCGGACCCAATCGACGTGCACAGGGGTCTGCGAGTGCGTGCGCTCGGCGAGCAAACGGACCTTGACCTCGTTCCCATCGAGCACCAGGGTGGACCGGTGCGCATGGGGGTTCACGACGCTGTTTACGGGCCGGGTCATTGCGCGACCTCCTGCGGACCATGGCGAAGATCGTTATCCCCGTGATTACCATCGGGGGCAGAAGCCGCGCCGTGCGGCGCCCGTGCGGCGCAGGCTTGCCCGGTCGCCGCGAGCGCGCCAATCGCCCGTGCATGGGCGGCAAGGTCCCGACCCGGCTCCGGGTCGCAAAAGGCAGCGATGGAGAGCCACGCACCAGCGTTGCGGGTGGTGTGGTAGGGCATGTGGATCAGGGCCGAGCCGGCGAGAGGTGCGGTGCTCATGCGCGGCGCTCCTGCAAGGTGCCCGCCCCCTGCCCGGCACCGGCCGCAGCCGCCAAGCTTTGAGCCGGTGCCGCTTGTGTGGCGGGGTGGGCAACTGGGATGCGGCGTCAGGGACGGCGCCGGGGGTGTTCTGGTGTGGCATGGCGGCTGCTTGAATCGCCTACAACACGTAGGCGAAACGGATAGTAAGCATAGCTACACCTTGTAGGCAAGCGGTTTGCTACCATGACCTCATCTTGTAGGCAAAACTACAACATGTAGGCAGGAGAAACCATGCAAACCACCATGAACCTTTTGGAAACGGCACTGAGCATCGAGCCCGCGCCGTTCTGGACGGAAAAGCTCAAGCTGTCGCGTGGCGCCTTGCACACAGCCAAGACGCGCGGCCACCTAAGCCCAGCAATCGCGGGCGCGCTTGCCGAGGAGCTAGGCAAAGACCCGAAAGAATGGATCGTGGTCGCAGCGCTGGAGTCCGAGCGTGACAGCGCCTGCAAGGACCGCATGCTCAAGCGGCTCCGCAAGCTCACATCGCTTTAATGATGTGCGCCAGGATACGGACCATGTTGGCCGCGTCCCTCATGCCGGTGGATGTGGTAGCGGAGGGTACCAACAGCCACGCCCAACATGTCAGCTAACAAGTCCTGGGTGTACCAACCACTACGCCACGCCTGCACGGCCTGAGCAACCTCATCCCGATTGAGTTGAGGCGCACGCCCCCAAGTCTTCCCAGCCGCCCTCGCGGCACGCTGCCCGGCGACGCAGCGCTCCCTGATCAACTCCCGCTCGAACTCTGCAAACACAGCCAGTAGCTGTAAGTACATACGACCCTGTGGCGTAACAGTCTCGATAGCCTCAGTCAAACTGCGAAAACCGACACCACGGGCACGAAGCAGGTCAAAGGTAGTCACGAAATGCGAGGTAGACCGGGCGAGGCGATCAAGCTTATAGACCACCAGCACGTCACCCTTTTTAAGCGCCGCGAGGCATCGCTCCCACACTGGCCGATGACGGACCGCACTCGCCTGCTCCTCATACACCACACCCACACCGGCCGCCCGCAATGCAGCCAATTGCATGACCGTTTCTTGCTCACGCGTGCTCACGCGCGCATACCCGACCAATCTCCCCATCAGTCCCTCCAGATCAAGCCTTGTCTGTACCAATCTCGACCAGTGCTAGCAAACCTCAACCACGACCGCACTACCTCAGCCTCACTGCAGCCATAGTGCAAGGCTAGCGCCGCAATCGTGTCGCCCATTTGCAGAGACACGGACACGTCAAGCCGCTTATGCCGGGACCGATGCGCAGCCACTCTGCTAGCGCTGTTTCCGGTAACGGCAGGCTTTTGTGAGTCAGGCGATGCCACGGTGCCACCTCACGATTCAGGGGCCTCTACGGCCTCGCTACCGGGCTCGGTGCTGAGCATCCAGAACTTGCCCCAGCGCCCTACTTTGTGCGCGGCAATGCGGTGCCCATCCGGCACGCCGAAAGCCAACGCCACCAGCTCATGGAGCGGCATTTCCGGCATGTCGTAGGTCACTGCCTTGGCAACCTCAATCCCTTGCGTACTGCCCCAGCGATTGCGGCCCTCGATGCCACCCGCATGATCTTTAGTGAGGTACTTGGACACATAGCCCGCGAGCTTGGCAAGGGACTCGCTGGCGCGGTGATACTTGCCCGGCAGGCCGTAGCGAGTGCGACGATGGCCATCCACGTCGATATTGCCATTGTCCTTGCCCACCACCGACTGCCAGAGACGGCGCAAATAGTCCCAGGAGCGCACACGGCCATCGACCGTATCCAGGTACGTAGGGAGCTTATCGATAGCAGCGTGGACGTGCCATGCACCGCGCGTCTGCGGCTCGAATGCATACACCGCGCGGAAGCCAGGAATGGCCCTGCGCAGCTTGCGCAGCATAGCTGCCCAATCGGCGCGCATGCGGTCGAAATCCTGCATGTTCTCGCGGTACGTGCACGTGAGCAACGAGGCGACACCGGCCGACTTGATTTTGTACCTGCAGGTGCGCTTAGCCCGTGCAGCACTACGCTCCAGCGCGAGGCGCTTGCGCTCTGCCGCACGTTCCTTCGCCTGCTCCGTGGTCGGGTCATCGTCCACGGGAGGCGCGTGAACATCGGGGTCATCCAGGTCCCCGAGCGGCACGTAAATCTTACGCGGCCAAGCCATCAATTCGACCTGCCCGGTGGACTCGGCACGCCATTCCTTGACACGCCAGCCCTGTTCAAACACTTGACAGTAAACACCCTTGTGCACTACATATCGCTCCACAGCAACCTCCCTTAAACCTGCTGTCTCGCCCCCGATGGATTGCCGTCCATGCGGGGGCACTTTTTTGGGTCAGATGAACGTATGTATCCGACCGCCTTGTTTGTGCCGCCATTCCCAGCGCCACAGCTGATCCAGCCAACACCAATCCCCATCCGACCACTGCCACACCAGCGGCGCACCAAGACCAACCGCAAACCGTGCTGCGCACGGCAAACGGGCCTCTGGGCGGTAGATGTAGGGACCGAAAGACATGGGTGTCGAGATATGTCTCATTGATAAATCTAGGCGGCGCTTCGCGCCGCCCCCGCCCCCGCTCGCGCAGGGGCAGGGGCAGCGCGCATCGCAGCCTCATACCGGCGCATGAGCGCTACGCGCTGATCGGGTGGGAGGCGCTTAGCAAGCGCACAGACACGCGCATAGCCGGGCTCAGGCAAGGTAAGCGGAGGGCGGGTGGGGCGAGCAGGACGTGCACCACGCCACGCAGCAACGAACGCACGCCAGCCGGTAGCTGGCGGCTCAGGTAGGTAGCGGCCCTCCACGTGCCAAGGGCTCAACACGCAGTGCGTGCCATGCGGGTAGTCGGCCCGGAACACCTGCTGGGTGTCGTAGCAGGCCTCCAAATCCTTGCCGATGAACGTGGCGCGGTCGCAGACGAGATCCTGCGGGTTGCAGCCCATGCGAGAGGTGGCCGCATGAAAGCGCGGCATGTACGCCCAGCGCTCGCCAAAAAGCGAACCCAGGATGCCACCCACGATGGGCCACCGCACCTTGTCAAAACGAACGTGCCGCACTGTCTGCTCGATGAAGGACTCGCGTAGCTGCTTATCCACCTGCACCACGTTTTGCATGATGTAGTAGCAATCCCACCCGTGCTTCCGCGCATGAGCGAGGTAGTCGAGGGTGGCGGCACGGTCCTTGTCACCGAACGTGCGCGTGTTCAGCCAGGTACCCATTTCATCGAGGGCCATCATTCCGGCGGTCTCCTCGTCCTTACTGCCGTGGTTCCCGTGGCCGCAAGCCTCCAGATCAAAGGCTGTGGGCTTGTCGGGCACACGGATATAGGTGTGTCGGGAGCGCGCACCGAACATCGCCTTGAGATCGATATCCAGATTAGTCGCGAGCATGCGGCCCTTCTTCAGGTACCGATCGCGAGCCAGCCTCACCGTATTCTTGCTCTTACCGGTGCCCTTCTTGCCAGTCATTGCGTAGTCTGTCATGCCCGCGCCATCACGTGAACTTGAGGACACCCACCTGCTGCAGCCGGTAGACGTTGCAGGCCAGCCAGACAGATCCCACGCAAGACATGACGCCACCCGCATTGCCGGGGATGAACATGCCAAGGCCCATGCCGAAGTAGTACATCCAGCCCACGGCGGTAGTGCTGCCGGAGCCACCAGCGAACGACGCAATGTAGGTCAACAACCCACCGACACACACGTAGACCGACGCGGTGAAGGCAGCAATGATCCCGAGGTAAGTCGTATAACTGGCGAGCTTAAGCGCCATCGACATACCGAGGAAACGACCAAACAACGAAGCAAGAGCAGCACCGATGTTGGCAACGAGTGTGGCAAACACTGGCATATCAGCTGCCCCCACGAACCGTTTGCGTGACCATGCGCATGCAGAGATACAACCCGCCAAGCGCCCACAAATAAGCCATGAAGTAGCGCACACCCTCGACGACAGCGCACGGGTCAATCACCGCGCCCATGGAGACGCCGAGGAAGCTAGGCAACTGGAAAGGTTGACACGCCACAACAGCCGGCGCAAACCACATCGACTTCCAGCCGCTGAAATAACTTTTATCGTCAGCGGCAGAGACACGAGCGCGTAGCGCGTCAGCATCCACTTTGTACTGGTCAACCGCCTTGTCGTATTCGTTCGGGGACACCTTCGGCGTACCGGTCTCATCAATCGCGCACTTTGGCTGACCAGGAGCGCCGCACGCGGCCTGCTCTTTCCCGTCACCGGGCTTGTTCACCGTGCCGTTAGGCTTGTCCCCAGGCTTATTACCCGAGCCACCAGCGGCAGCACCAGCAGGCCCACCCATGTTCCCACCATTGCCCTCAGTCGGAGTGCGACCTACGCCGCCCGTGCCAGAGCCCTCACCAGCCACAGGCTTAGGGCCTGCCGTAGGGTTGCCCTTGTCGTCCGCCTCTTTGCCGGGAGGACCGTTAGGCTGGACACCCGTATCGCTAGTGGACACAGCACAAAAGGGCTTGCCGTTTAACTCGCCGAGCTGCCCAGGACAAGGCTTGTCGGGAGTCTGCGGACTGGTGGCAGCCGTGGACTCATCCGCCGTGCACGTCTGGTCCGTCTGAATCGCGGTAACGTCGCTCGAAAGTCGATACAGGCCCTGAGCGCTAGGCGTCTGCGACCGATAAGCCTCCTCATTCCCGAGAACACCATACTTGCAGCCATCGTGACAGATGCTCCCGGGAATCGCGGCAGTAGAACCTAGCTGGTCAGCCTTATTGGGCAACGGAGAACGAGCCCACCCACGCGTGTAATTCAACGTAGTCATTTGCCCAGCAGCAAGAGTGCATTTGTTGCAAGACTCGTTAGACCGCTTATAGAGGCCCATGCGGTACTTATTGTCAGAAGAACCACGGTACATCAAGCAAACATCACCGTCCAAGCCAGTGAAAACGAGAGGCGGCGAACCAGCGGGAGCTGTGGAACTTGTGTAGCTGACGATGGCAGCACAGGCCTTCTCAGGAGTGCCAAACCAACCTAGATGCTGATAGCTCTCAGGCATCCACTCATCGCACAGCGCCATAGCAGGCAGAGAGACGAGAGCAGCAAGCACGGCAGCAATGACCTTCCCACTGCGCCCGCGCAGCAGGAGGCCGAGCAGGCGCAGTAGGCAGAGCATTGGATTACGCTGCGCCGCGGCCGCGCTTGATCCACTTGACACCGACCAGGATGCCGACGACGGCAGCGGCGAGGCCCCACATCACCGGCCCCATGCCGGTGCTGCTGCCTTGCAGGAGCTTCACGGCGGCGATGGGGTCCTGGGGGTCGGACGACTGGGCGAGCACCGGGCCAGCGGACAGAGCAGCCACCGCGACGGCGGCGCCGAGCTTGGCGGCACGGGCTTTGAGCGCGGGCACGACGCCGCGCAGGGGAGAAGACGAGATCATGAGTAACTCCAGGTGATGACGCGGATTGCGCCGGTGTGCCACCGCGTAAGCAGAAGCACAGCGCCGAAATCAAGCGGCGGTCAGGGCGTCATGTACAACGCGGACTTTCCAGCCCAGGGCATAGCCAGTGACCCAGGCAACCAACAGAGCGGCGATGTACGTAGCCATCACAGGCACTCCGGGCGCTTGGCACAGCCGGCCGGCAGCGGCGGCATCATCGACGTAACCGCAGACGGCAGGACAGGCGCGGGCGTCAACGAAGACCAGGGGTTACGCCAGTTAGAGGCCCAGGTGTAGATGCAGTAAACGACGCCTGCCAGGCAGACCCAGGCAATGACACGGGTACGCATGGGGCACCTATCGAGCGTGACCGGCGAGATAGCCCAAGCCGAAGCAAAGGACCGTCGCGGCGGCGATGAGAAAACTGTATTGATCGGCAGTCATGGCGACCTCAGCAACGACTGGCGTGGGAGCCCGGGCAGAAGCCGACACCGGGCGGAGACGAGGACGCAGCGTCATGAGCACCAGCCCACAGCACCGCGACGAGGACAAGGACGAGCATGAAAACCTCCAAGAGCAAAATGCAGGGTTTCGAGAGGGAGAACGATGGAAATACTGCTGACACGCTGGGCGATCTTTGAGCTGTGCATCAATCTGATCGTGGCCATAGCCTTCTTCGCCGCCGCCTACTACGTCACCAGGGCCGCGGTGCGAGACGGCATCCGTGACGCGATGCCGCGCAGGCCAATCGACAGGCCGGCATGGGCAGACACGCAGGACATGCGAGCAGACCGCTAACACCTCAGTCACCTACGGAGCCACCGCAGTCAGCGCCCAGGACAACGGGCGGGAGTGCCTGCGGCACGGCGTCGCCAAGGCGCGAACGCGGGCGGAGGAATGCGGGCGACGCCGGGCGCGGGCCTGCGCCGTGCTTGCCCCAGCGCCCGGCATCCCCGCCTGAGACGCTGGCATCGCCGGCATGGTCAGCCCGGCGCGCTGGGCACTCCCCGCCCGATGACGCAGGGCACGCCGCGCGGGACAAATCCGCCATGGGGCGCTGCCCCATGCCCCGGCCCGAGGCCGCTTCCGGCCCCTGCGGGATGCGGTCAATCAGGCGCGCGGCAATCGCGCCCTCACGCAGGAGGCACGCGAGCAGACCGACCCCGATGCCGCCGACAGCGCCAGCAAGAGCAGACGCCATGAGCAAGTGAGGCCAGATATCGGCGTTCATGGTTACGCCTTCGGGGCGGCAGGAGCAGCGGAAGTAGCCGGCGCAGGCTTATACGGACGCAGCGCGGTGAGCACGGCATTGATCTTCCGATCCTTAATGCCAGCGCTGAGCGCGAACGAGGCCATGTAGGTACCGGGCACCGGCGCAGCATCACCCATCATGGTCTTGTCCAGCTGGAGGACACCGACCTGCTGCAACACGCCGGCATCGTCCAAGAGCGCGCATTCCGCGTCCTGCATTTCGTAGGGGCGGCCGGTACGCTGCGACACGCCCTTTTTCACTTCGTTGACCTTGAGAACCTGAATGAGGGAGGTGAGAGCCATGGTGATTCCTTGGAAGGGCCTGTAGGGCCGAAAGAGCGACAGTGCTCCGGCATGCCTGCGGGCATGCCGCAGGGCTGTCAGTCCATGAAGATGGTTGAAAAGAGCAGGACCAGCAGCAAGGCTTGGGGCCCGTACCAAAGCCAAAACCCGAAATCGAGCGCAGTCACGCCGGCACCACGTAGACGCTGGAGCACGGGAGCCAGCGCACATCACGCTTATCCGGATGCCAAAAGCAGACAAGACACCGGCCAGTGCGGACACGCTGCACCTGACCGCGCCAGCCACCCCAAACCACATGGAGGCCACGCTTGATCAGCTTGTCGTGCATGTCCAGATTGGGAGCCTTCCACAACCTAACTTGAGCTTGAGGTGTGGAGGCCATGTCAGACCTCGACAAAAAGACCACCGACGCGACAAGCACAGTTCCACGCGCGAGCCCGGCTGGAAAAACGCCACAAACGCGGCCCATCGGAGGCATGGACGAGGACACCGAAAGGCATACGCTCGAAGCGCTGGCGCAGCAAGACAGCACGACGGCGCCACCGATCAACAGGGCACTCCCCCACGGCTACACCGGACTGAGCTACCAGACCGGTATCCGCGCTGGGACCGGGCGAGGGCTCACCGGGTGGAGTGCTTTCAGGAGCCGCTACCCGGTCAATCCGGGCAACAGCGAATTTGGCGAACAAGACTTGAGTAGCGGACATGGGTAGCTCCATGAGTGGTAGACTGAAAGCGTTACCGGTAACCGTTACGAAAAACGAACCGATAAACGAATGTTACCATCATTGCGGATTCCGTTACGAAATTCGCAATTGATTTTTTCTATGGAGATTGACGATTATGTATGCAGAGCTAATCGCAGACCTCAGCACCAACGACCGGATGGAGATGGCTGCACGAGGCGTGCACCCCGCACGTATTTCCGAGTGGAGGAACAAAGGAACGCTACCCACGCGGGCGCAAGCCCTCGCACTCGCAGACGTTAAGGGCGTGGACCCGATCAAGCTAGAAACTGAGCTAATGCTGCTGGAGACGCAGAAAGAGGCAGAGAAAAAACCTGCAGTGCAGCGCATGCTCGATAGCCTGAAACGAGCGCACAAAGCATTAATGATCTAATTTCCGTGATGAAGCTCAGGTTCCAACGCGTGGCGCTCGTCGGCAAGTACCAGGCGCCCACTTCCGCCGGCATGTCCGACAGTTCGCGCGACGCGCTGGACGGGATCGCCCGCTTTCTGGCCAACGAGGGCTGCGAGGTCGCGCTGGAGGCGGACACGGCCGCGAACACCGGTTTCACCGAGTACCTCGCCCTGCCGGTGGAGCGCATCGGCGTCGACTGCGACCTCTGCCTGGTGGTGGGGGGCGACGGCACGATGCTGGGTGTCGGGCGCCAGCTCGCGCCCTACCGCACGCCGCTGATCGGCATCAACCAGGGGCGGCTCGGCTTCATCACCGACATTCCGCTGGGTGAATACCCCGCGGTGCTCAAGCCCATGCTGCGCGGCGAATACGAGGAAGATCTGCGCCCCCTCATGCGTGCGCGCGTGATGCGCCAGGGCCAGTGCGTGTTCGAGGCGCTGGCGATGAACGACGTGGTGGTCAACCGCGGCTCCACGTCGGGCATGGTGGAGCTGCGCGTGGAAGTGGGTGGGCATTTCGTGTCCAACCAGCGGGCCGACGGTCTCATCATCGCCTCGCCCACGGGCTCGACGGCCTATGCGCTGTCCGCCGGCGGGCCGATGCTGCACCCCACCATCCCCGGCTGGGTGCTGGCGCCGATCGCGCCGCACACGCTGTCGAACCGCCCGATCGTGCTGTCGGACAGCATGGAGGTGACGGTCGAGGTGGTGAGCGGGCGCGACGTGAGCGCGAATTTCGACATGCAGTCCCTCGCATCGCTGCAGCACGGAGACCGCATCCTGGTGCAGCGGTCGGACTACCGCGCGCGGTTTTTGCATCCGCGCGGCTGGAATTATTTCGCCACCCTGCGCAAGAAGCTGCGCTGGAACGACGGAGGCTATTGAGCATGGCGTTGAAGCGGATTGCGCTGCGTGATTTCGTGATCGTCGAATCCCTGGAGCTGGATCTCCACACGGGGTTCAGCGCGCTGACCGGCGAGACCGGGGCCGGCAAGTCCATCCTGATCGATGCGCTGCAGCTGCTGCTGGGCGCGCGCGCCGATCCCGGCGTGGTGCGGGAGGGCACGGCCGCCGCCGACCTGGCCGCGGAGTTCGACGGCACGCCGGCCATCGCCGCATGGCTGGAGGAGGCCGGCATTCCGCAGGAGGACGGCCTGCTGCTGCGGCGCACGATCGATGCGCAGGGCAAGAGCCGCGCCTGGATCAACGGCGTGCCGGCCACGGCGACGCAGATGCGCACGCTGGGCTCGCACCTCATCGACATCCACGGCCAGCACGCCTGGCAGAGCCTGACGCGCATGGAAGCCGTGCGCGGCCTGCTGGACGCCTACGGCGGCATCCGCGCCGAAGGACTGCTGCCGCTCTGGACGCGCTGGCGCGACGACCGCAAGGCCCTGGAAGCGGCCCGTGCCGGCCAGGACAGCATCCAGCAGGAGCGCGACCGGCTGCAGTGGCAGATCGCCGAGATGCAGAAGCTCGGCCCCGCCGAGGGCGAGTGGGAGGAACTGAACGCCCAGCACACGCGCCTGTCGCATGCCCAGGCGCTGATCGACACCGCCCAGGCCGCGCTGTCGACGCTGGAAGACGACGAAGGCGGGGCCCATGGCCAGCTGGTGCGCGCGCGTGGCCTGCTGGAAGCCAAGGCCTCGCTGGACCCGCAGTTCCAGTCGATGCTGGACGTGCTGGCCTCGTGCCTGGCGCAGGCCTCGGACGTGGCGCATTCGCTGCAGTCCTATCTGCGCCACACCGACGTCGACCCGGACCGGCTGGAAACGCTCGACACCCGCATGGGCCTCTGGATGTCGCTGGCGCGCCGCTTCAAGCGGCAGCCGCAGGACCTGCCCGGGCTGCTCGCCGGCTGGGAAGAGGAATTGGCGCGCCTCGACGGCGCCTCCGACGTAGAGGCCCTGGCCGAGAGCGCCCGCAAGAGCGAGGCCGCCTATATGAAGGCCGCGCGCGAGGTGTCGCAGAAGCGCGCCAAGGCCGCGCCGCAGCTCGCCCGCGCCATCACCGAGGCGATGCAGGGCCTGGGCATGAAGGGCGGCCGCTTCGATGTGGCGCTCGATGCGCAGGCGGAGCCGGGGCCGCACGGGCTGGACAGCGTCGCCTTCCTGGTGGCGGGCCACCAGGGCGTGTCGCCGCGGCCGATCGGCAAGGTCGCCTCCGGCGGCGAGCTTTCCCGGATCTCGCTCGCGATCTCGGTCACCACCAGCCGCCTGGGCGAGGCGCCCACGCTGATCTTCGACGAAGTGGATTCGGGCGTCGGCGGCTCCGTCGCCGAGACCGTGGGACAGCTGATGCAGCGGCTCGGCGCGGACCGGCAGGTGCTGGCCGTGACCCACCTGCCCCAAGTGGCCGCCTGCGCGGACCACCACCTCGTGGTGTCCAAACGCTCCCGCCAGAGCG